CAATGCACAAGAAGCTTTCACAGCTCGTTATAACCACGAAACTATCGCCCTTGGCTTTAGCTTGACTGAAGAAGCAATCGAAGATAACCTCTACGACTCTTTATCATCACGCTATACCAAAGCTTTAGCTCGTGCAATGGCTTACACTAAGCAAACTAAAGCAGCTTCCGTCTTAAACAACGGTTTCACTGCTGGTGTTTATGCTGGTGGCGATGGCGTGGCTTTGTTCAGCACGGCTCACCCATTGGTTTCTGGTGGCACAAACAGCAACACTCAATCTACTCCTGCTGACTTGAATGAGACTTCTTTAGAAGCCGCTGTCATTCAAATTGCTGCTTGGACTGATGAGCGTGGCTTGTTAATCGCTGCTAAACCTCGTAAGCTAGTCGTTCCACCTGCATTACAGTTCGTGGCTACCCGTCTATTAGAGACACAGCTCCGTACTGCAACAGCAGACAACGATATCAACGCTATTGTAAACAATGGTTCAATCCCAGAAGGTTATACAGTAAATAACTATCTGACTGATACCAATGCTTACTTCATCTGCACCGATGTACCAAATGGTATGAAGCATTTTGTTCGTACACCTTTGAGTAACTCGATGGACGGTGACTTCGACACAGGTAACGTCCGTTACAAGTCTCGTGAGCGTTATTCTTTTGGGTTCTCTGACCCATTAGGAATGTTCGGTTCGCCCGGAGCGTAAAAAGAAGGGGAGATAAAACTCCCCTTTTTAATTTATTTGTAGTATGATTATTTATCTGGGTAATACCAGCTTATTAAACTGCACCCAGCAGACGGTATACCGATTAATAGGCTTAACTTGTATATAGGAGAATTAATATGGCTCGCACCACATTTCAAGGTCCACTTCGTTCATTAGGTGGCATTTATCAACAAGGTCCAGCTACTATTGTTGAAATTACAACTAGCACTACATTAAGTCCAGAAGCTCATGGTGGACGTATTATTTCCGTAGGTGGTTCTTTAGCTGCTGCCTTAACTTTAACCTTACCAACCATTAACGCATCTGCAAATCCAACCACTTCTGGTCCCGGTCAAGACCCCAGCACGCTGAACAACGAAGGCGTGATGTATACCATTTGGGTTCCAACCACAATCTCTACTTCTTCCTTGAAGATTGGTACGGACGGCACAGATAAGTATGTAGGCGCTATATTGTCTATTGATACAGACACTTCTGGTGCTGCTGTAGGCTTTGTTGCTGGTGCAAGTGATGACTTTATTAACTTTAACGGTACAACCACTGGTGGAGTTGCAGGTACATTTGTACAGATCTACGCAATTACTGCATTAAAGTATATGGTTACAGGCACAGTGCTAGGTTCTGGTACTGTTGCTACTCCGTTTGCTACTTCTTAATTAATCTGGCGGACTAGGGAAAACCCTAGTCTACTCAACATCTTAGGAGATTAATTATGAGTATGCAATATGACGTAAAACAAGGACACCTAAATCAAAGCGGATTTTTGGTGTTGGGAAGAAATCGTGTCAAAGGGCTTTCTTTTGTGGGTACTGCTACCGCAGGACAAGTCACGCTATTTGATACAACTACAGCCCCAGTAACCACAGCAACTTACGGACGCTCTGGAACCACAGTCACCGTTACGCAGTCTGCTCATGGACTAACCACAGGACAGGTTATTGGGATTGAGTTTGGCGTTGGTACAGGTGGCGCTGCGACTAATGGTAACTATGCGGTTACGGTTACAAGTTCAAGCGTATTTACTCTTACCGATATTAATAGTGGCACTATTACGGCTAGTCCATCCGCAGTTTTTACTACGGGTAGATGGTTACTATCTTATGACGTAAGTGCAACGGATGTATTTAATAATGCACCATTAATTCCCGGAGAAGGTGTTGTAGCTGTAAGTGGTATCTATGCTTACATGGTTAACCTAACGGCAGTTAATATTTATTATGGCTAAAAAGTCTCCGTCCCTGTCTATTGGTAGAGGTGAGAAACTACCCGTATCTAAGGGGGCTGGTCTTACTGCAAAAGGCAGAGCTAAGTATAATGCGGCTACGGGGTCTAATCTAAAGGCTCCGCAACCACAAGGGGGCGCAAGAAAGAGGTCATTCTGCGCTAGGATGTCAGGGATGCCCGGACCAATGAAAGACGAGAATGGCAAACCTACTAGGAAGGCTGCGAGTCTAAAAAGATGGAAATGCTAAATAATATGATGGAGTTATGGACTGGTGGTTTAACCGTTTTTATGGCGGTTATTGGATATATTGTGCATGAGAAGTTTGACAAAATTAAAGACTTAGACGATAAACTTAATACTACGAGAGTGGAGATAGCCCGTGACTATGCAACTAATTCAGAAGTACAAAGAATTACTGACCACATTGACCAACGCTTTAACAAGCTTGAAGCAAAAATTGACCAGCTTATTTCAAGGTAAATAAAGTGGAAGAAAGTTTAGCTAAACGCCTAAATAAAAGACTTGCCCAAAGCGAAACTTTTGACAGTGAAGGGGGGCGGGGCGACTCACCATTTTCTTTATCTGGCGGATCTATGCCATCACCGCCACCTGAAAGTGGTATGCCAACACCAAATGGCGCATTTGCTAGACTAGGACTTAACAAAAAAACAGATCTTGGAGAATTTGGAATAGGTGGATCAGGAGTTCATTTAGAAACTCCTCAAGGTGAAAAAATAACTAAATATGCAGGAACAGATGTAAATTACAAAAATAATGGGCTTAAAGTAGGTCTTAATAAAGGCACAGGTGGTCGTGCTAAACCAAATTTAACCGTTGGATTTAGCGGAACTTTTAAAAAAGGCGGTAAAGTTTCTAGTGCATCTAAAAGAGCTGATGGATGTTGTGTTAAAGGTAAAACAAAAGGTAGGATGGTGTAATGCCAAGTAGTAGTAAAAAGCAACACAATTTTATGGAAGCAATTGCTCATAATAAAGCTTTTGCTAAGAAGGTAGGGGTTCCACAGTCCGTGGGAAAAGATTTTTCAAACGCCGATAAAGGCAAAACTTTTAAAAAAGGTGGTGATACTATGGCTTCAAAAATGAACCCAAAAATGATGGCAGCACTAATGGCAGCCCGTAAAAAACCAATGATGCAGCCCGGTATGGCACAGCCCGGCACCCCTGCTATGATGAAAAAAGGTGGCACAGCTAAAAAAATGGCTAAAGGTGGTGGCGTTGAAGTCAAGGGTAAGACCAAAGGCACTATGATTAAAATGAACATGGGTGGTATGGCTATGAAGAAAATGACTAAAGGCGGAAAGGCTTGCTAAATGAAACCTGTTAATGCTGAAGATAATCCTGGATTAGCTAAGTTACCCACAGAAGTTCGTAACAAGATGGGCTATATGAAAAAAGGTGGGTTTATGAAAAAAACTAAAAAATTTAATGGTGAAGATGGTAGTACGGTTGAAGATGATTCAGAAATTATTTTTGACAATCGTACTGTTAAAGGGGGCAAAACGCCTAGTGAATCCATGTCTAGGGAACTTAAGGAACCTGATGTTTCTGCATCTGTACCTAAACCAAAACCTAGGCCAAAAGCCACACCACTAAGTGAGCCTAGAAACACTAGGGGTCAGACGTTTACAGAAGCTATAGCAAAGTCTAGAGTTCCTGCGCCTAAAGAGGACGTAAAAAAGCCAGAGATGGCAAAACCAGAACCATCCCCCGGAGCATTAGGGTTTAAAGGTTTACGTAGTTTCCTTAGTGGTTTAGGAAAACCATATGGCTCTGAAAAGTTTGAAAAAGAAGCAAGAATGAAAAAAGGCCTTGAAGGTGAAGGCGCCTTTAAAAAGGGCGGTAAAGTATCTTCAGCGTCTAAGCGTGCTGATGGTTGCGCTATTCGTGGAAAGACAAGAGCCTAATCATGCCCGAGCAAACACAGTTCTCTCTTGATATTGATGATGCTGAAACAACCAATAAAAAGCATCAAGCAGAGACGGCTAGAAAACTCTTTAAAGACTTTCACGAGAAAAAGATTGACTTAAAAGAGTTTAACGAAAGAGCTAAAGCTCTTGATGTTGGTAAGACAGATAAAGCCACAACTAATACAGGTGTGGGCAAATACTCTGGTGTTTCAAAAGCTGGCGCTTCTGGTGGTAGTGGGGCTAACCCAGTAAAGACTGGATCCTTATCCCCATTTAATATGAAAAAAGGTGGTAAGGTGTCTTCCGCATCTAAGCGTGCAGATGGTTGCGCTATTCGTGGAAAGACTAAAGCATGAGAGCCTCTAGAGGAATGGGCGCAATAAACCCATCTAAAATGCCTGGCGGTAAAAAGAAAGCTCGTAGAGATGATACGGACTTTATGCAATTTGCCAAAGGCGGGGAAACAAAGTCTAAGGTAAACGAGGCCGGTAATTACACAAAACCAAGTTTGCGCAAGCGTATATTTAATAGTATTAAAGCAGCCGCAGTACAGGGAACTGGTGCGGGGCAGTGGTCAGCTAGAAAAGCGCAGTTGATGGCTAAACGATACAAAGATGCTGGCGGGGGC